AAAATAAGTCAAGCCGCTTTATGCGGCTTTGTCTGCATATAGGTAAAAAGATTGTTTAATTTAAATTCAGGATTATGCCAGAAGTTTACGCAACAGGCTCGGATGGTAAGAAGTACCGAACAAGAGCGGACTATGAAGCTGGACGTTTTCAATCAATGGGCACAAACGCTGCTCAGAGAGCGAGAATCAACAGAGCAGTTGGCGGTAGAGTTGTTTAATCATGAAGAAGGCTATAAGCATAATTAAACAAGTCTCAGAGCTGACAGATAGGGTTATATTGTTTCACTCAGCATCGGGTAAGGACAGTATAGCCCTTTTAGATCTTATGCACCCCTATTTCAAAGAGATAGTATGTGTTTACATGTATGTAGTCAAGGACTTGCAGCATATTAACAGATACATCAACTACACCTGCAAGAAATATGGTAATGTGAAGTTCATACAAGTGCCTCACTTTGCGGTATATTCATATCGTAAGAGTGGTTACATGGGTTGTATAAAGAACGAAAAGCAGAGGCAGTACAGTATGGCGCAGCTTACAGAGATAGTCAGAGAAAAATATCATATAGACTGGGCATTTTTCGGGTTCAAACAATCCGACTCAATGAACAGACGGTTGATGCTAAGGACGTACAAAGATGAAGCTATCAATGAAGCGCAAAAGAAATGTTATCCCCTATCAGCTTACAAAAATGTTGATATTCTGAACTATATCGAAAAGAAAAGTCTTATAAAGCCGGAGAAATACGGTAACAGCCAGTCGGCAGGAACGAATATAAGCGATATGAACTATCTTTTGTGGCTCAGAAGTAATTTCCCGGCAGACTTGAAAAAGGTTATAGAGGAATACCCTATGGTAGAACGATTGTTGTTTGAGCATGATTATGAAGGAACTGAAACAAAGTGAGACAAGAATAATAAAACGTTCGCAGATAAATCTGAATCCGATAAACCCTAAGAGGCATTCGGATGAACGTATTAGACTGCAAAAGAAAAACCTGCAAAAAGTCGGTTTTCTTGGTGGTATTGTATGGAATGAATTAAGCGGAAACCTAATAGATGGGCACAGGCGTATCAAGGCTATGGATATGTATTACAAATACGATGGTACTTCTGATACAGACTATAAGGTAAAAGTGGAGGTTGTGAACCTTGACGAAAAAAAAGAAAAGGAACAGCTTACTTATATGGCAGTAGGAAACACCAAGCCTGATTTAGATTTGCTCGCGAGTTATTTGCCTGATATAGACTATTCCGAAGTCGGGTTGAGTCCTGATGAGTTGAATGATATACTTGCGATAAGTGAAGTTGATGCCAATTCCTTATCAGAGTCATTAGATGACTTGTTATTGCCAACAGACTTCGATGGTATAAAAAATCCTATTCCTGAAGATGCTGCACTGCCATATGAAGAGAAGAAAGAACACATGAAAGCGGTAAAGCAACAAGTAAAAGAATCTGCATTTCAGCACAGGCAGGATGAAGATGCTTATATAATACTTTCATTTTCTTCTTTTGAGACAAAATCAGATTTTTGTGATTTGTTGGGTATCAGTACGGATGAAAAATTTGCCAAAGGAGAAGAGGTTTTGAAATTGATTGAGTAATCAAAATAAACAGATACGCGCGCATGGGAAAGAAGCCAGACATATCGAAATTCAGAGAGGTCCTTCATAAAACAGGTGGAAATCTCTCTAAGGTTGCTGCTGTATTCAATGTAACCCGAAAAACCGTGTATGATTGGGCCAGAGCAGACAGCCAGTTCAAAGATGCTATCACCGACGAAAGAGGTTCTCTGGTAGATGAATGCCTTGTATCTGCACGTGTACTTGCGCTTGGTATCCCTGAGAAAGATGAAAATGGGAACTTTATCGGATGGCGTGAACGTCCAGATGGGTATATGATTCGCTATTTACTTTCCACATTAGGAAGAAAAGAAGGTTTTGGAGACCGAGAAGACGAAGACGCAGACATTCCAAAGGATATTGACCACGGAATTTCTATCGACTCATGGATTAAAGACAAGCTGAAATGATTGTACCCCAAGCGATATATCATCCGTTATATACCGATAGCGAGAAGTTTATCATTCTCATTACCGGTGGCCGTGGATCGGGAAAGTCTTTCAACGCTTCTACCTTCATAGAGCGGCTGACGTTCGAGATGACTCCCACAGAGAAGATAGTCCACCAGATTCTTTATACCCGTTACACGATGGTATCTGCCGGGATGTCTATTATTCCTGAAATGATGGAAAAGATAGATTTGGATGGAACCACGAAGTATTTCAAGACCACCAAAACCGATATAGTAAACCGGATGACCGGCAGCCGTATCATGTTCCGTGGTATCAAAACCTCTTCAGGGAACCAGACGGCCAAGTTGAAATCAATTCAAGGTATCACCACCTTTGTCTGTGATGAAGCAGAGGAATGGACCAGTGAGGACGAGTTTGACAAGATTATGCTCTCCATCCGTAAAAAGGGAATCCAGAACCGGATTATCATCATCATGAATCCCTGTGACTCCAATCACTTCATCTACAAGAAATACATCGAGAATACTCACCGGCTGGTGGAGATTGACGGCGTCCAGGTACAGATTTCCACCCATCCGAATGTACTTCATATCCATACGACTTACTTCGACAATATAGAGAACCTTTCTCCTGAGTTCCTGAGAGAAGTCAAGGAAATGAAAGAGAAGAATCCGGAGAAGTACGCTCATGTGGTTATCGGTCGATGGGCGGACGTGGCCGAAGGTGCCGTGTTCAAGAAATGGGGTATTGTGGACGAGTTCCCCATGTGGTGCAAGAAAGTGGCTATTGGACAGGACTTTGGTTATACCAATGACCCATCGGCTTCTATCCGGTGTGGAATCATTGACAATGCGCTTTATCTGGATGAAGTGGATTATAGAACTGGATTACTTTCTGGGGATATTATAAAGACGCTACGCCCGTGGAATTTGAGAGTGATTGCCGACAGTGCGGACCCGCGACTCATCCAGGAGATTCATAACGGAGGGATTAAAATATACGCGGTAGAGAAAGGGCAAGGTTCTGTCAATGCCGGTATTGACAAGATGCAGGGAATGGAAATATTCATTACCAAGCGTTCTTATAACCTGCAAAGGGAGTTCAGAAATTATGTCTGGGCAAAAGATAAGGATGGAAACTACATCAACAAACCTGAAGACCATGATAATCATGGCATAGATGCTGCACGCTACTATGTGCTGGGAGAACTTCTCGGTAGAATTATGAAACCCAAAGACGTTTCAGGAATATTTGGACATTAAACTTTGAGATATGACTATAGAAGAAATTTTAGCTATGCCGGAAGTAGAGAGAAAAATCTACTATCTGAAAAAAGGACGAAAGACCGAGCAACCAAACGCTCACGCTCTTTACAACGACTGGAATCCGAACAAGCACGAGATAGTGATAGATGAAGAGAAATACCCGAAAATCAAAATTACGACCCAGCCTGAGAAACGGATTACAGACCCTACAACCGGGAAAGAATATGTTGAGCCGGCGGTAAGGAAAGAAGTTGACCCGAACAGGATTGCTCTTCCTATCGAGCAGGACATCGTGAATATTCAGACAGCCTTCACCGTGGGAACAGAACCGGTCCTTGATTGCCAGCCGGATGAATCGGAAGAAAGCCTTCTTTCCACATTGAAGCAGGTGTTCAAGAAGAACAAGTTGAAATACCAGAACAAGAAAGTAGTCCGGGCATGGCTGGCCGAGCAGGAAGTGGCCGAATACTGGTATGTGGTGAAGGATGACGGCTTCTGGGCAAAGCTCAAACGAAAGATTTCAGGAATCTTCGGCAAATCAAAACCTGAATACCGTCTGAAGAGTGCCATCTGGTCTCCGTTCCGTGGCGACAAGCTCTACCCTTTCTTCAATGACCAGGGGGATTTGGTGGCCCTGTCCCGTGAATACAAGAAGAAAGATCTGAATGACGTGGAGATTACCTGCTTCATGACCATTACCAAGGACATGGTTTATCAGTGGGAACTGACAAGCAACTGGACTGACAAAGGCTCATTTGCACATGGATTCAAGAAGATGCCGGTGATTTATATGTACGTACTGTGAAAAGATAAAGAGCCTCCGTGTAAGACTGGAGAAGCTTCTCTCAAACTATGCAGACTGTATCGACTACCACTTCTTCCCTATCCTCATGCTTTTTGGTAACGTGGAGAATTTCTCAGGTGAGTTCAAGAACCGTGTTGTCGAGTTGACCGGCCAGGGAGCAAATGCCCAGTATCTTACCTGGTCACAGGTACCTGATACTGTCAAGTTCGAGGTAGAAACCTTGCTGAGCCAGATATATGGACTGACCAATACACCCAGAATCTCTTTTGACTCCCTGAAAGGTACAGGAAACGCCGTTTCCGGTGTGACTTTCGATTATGTGTTTATGTCCACCCACCTTAACGTAGAAAATCTGAACGAGATCGTCGGCGAGTTCATGCAACGACGTGTAAATTTCCTTGTCTCCGCGTTGGGTTCCGTGAATTCCACCCTTGAAGAAGCCTCCGAAACCATCGATGTGGATGTGCAGATGCAGCCGTATAAGCTGGAGGACATCAAAGACAAGATAGACACAGCTATCAAGGCCAAGGACGGTGAAATCTGGTCTCAACAGCGGGCCATTACCTTTGTGGGGAACGTGGATGCAGTTCTGGATGAGATTGAAGCCATCAAGGAAGAGCAATCTGAGAAACAGAAGAACGACATCGAGAAGCAGAAACAGCTTTCCTCTCTTAAAAGTTCCAGCAGTAAATCTGAAGAATAGAACAACCCAGTCAGAATATTTACGGGGATAATACAAAACAGAATGATATAAATCTAAAATATTGACTATTTGAGTAGCGGTATCTTTCGAGGTATCGCTATTTCCTTTATCATAGTAAAAACATGAATACTTCTTTGTAATTATTCGTTATTTTACTATATTTGCATCGTAATTAAGTCTTAAACGCTAT